GTCGTCACCGAAGATCTGCTGGCCAGTCTGTGGGGCGTCGAGAGGGTCGTCGTCGGCAAGGCCGTCTACCTTGACGCCGCCGGCACGCTGAACGACGTCTGGGGCAAGTTCGTCGTCGTCGCGTATACCGTGCCTGGCACCAAGGCCGATCTCGGCGAGCCGACGTATGGCTACACCTACCGCCTCGACGGCGCGCCCTACGTCGAGCAGGGCTATCCAGACAAAAATGCCAAGTCAGACATCTATCCGGTGACCGATGAGGCGATCCCGGTACTGACATCGGCGTCGGCCGGCTATCTGATCAGCGCCGCGATCGCTTGACGCCATGCCGCTCGACGCCGCCGACCTCGCCGCCTTCGTCGATCCGGATCTGCCGTCTTACGCGCAGGCGGTGTTCGATGGCCGCCTGATCGACGGTTCGCTGCGTGTCGCGACCGACGTCGATTTCGGCCAGATCGTCCGCGACGCGTACGTATTCAGGGCGCGATCGATCGACGTCGATGGGCTGCGGACACGCGACCGGCTGCGCATCGCTGGCATCGACTATCGCGTCACTGCTGTTCGTCATCGCGACGGGCTTGCCTTTGTAGACATCGCGCCATGACACTTCGAGTGGACATTCTCGCCGCGCTGCAGGCGTCGATGGATGCGGTCGTTCCAGGGCGCGTCTTTCGCTGCCGCCGCTACGATCTTGATCTGCTGCCGGCGATTGTCGTCCTCCCGAGATCAGAGGTGCTCTCCGCCGAAGTGCTCGGAGTTCAGGATCACGTGTTAAGCGTTGACGTTGATCTCTATCTGAGTTCGGAGGCCGAGGCCGAGTCCGCAGGTGATGCGCTGCTGGCCGACGTGCTCAGGCAGTTGCACGTCGATGCGACGCTCGGCCTCGGGCCAGACGTCCAGGTGTTGCCAACAAGTTCCGTTGCCTGGGATTTTGAGCGCTCGTCTTCGACGCAGGCGACGATCGGAATCGATATCCAGTACCGTACCTATTGAGAGACTACCATGTCCACGCCCCCCGCGCCCACCGTTCCGCTCGCGCCGAGAAAACCTGGCGAAGACCCGAATGGGCGCGTCCCGAATCAAGACGCGCCTGACTCTCTGATCGGGGTCCTCTGACATGCCAGCCCGTTATCTGCGCGAAACCGTCGTCCTCTCCAAAATCGAGTCGACGTACGGTGTCGACAGCGCACCGACGGAAGCCGCCAACGCGGTACTGGTCAGCGACGTCTCGATCACACCGGTCAACGCCGATAATGTCGACCGCAGTTTGATCCGCGGCTACATGGGTGCATCCGAGCAGCTGGTCGGCAGCAATTACGTGGCACTGTCGTTCGCCGTCGAGCTCGCCGGGTCCGGCAGCGCCGGTACGGCGCCGGCGTACGGTCACCTGTTGCGCGCCTGTGGGCTGTCCGAGACGGTCACCGCGAGCGTGCGCACCGAGTACAATCTCGCGACTCCGGTCACCGACTCGGTCACCGTCTACTATTTTTGCGCCGGCGTCAAGTACGTCGCCAAAGGCTGCCGCGGCAACGTGCGGTTTTCGCTGCCGGTGTCCGGCCGGCCGAAAATGGAGTTCACATTGCTGGGCATCGACGGTGGCGCGACCGCGACCACGCCATCGGCGACGACGCTGACGGCGTACAAGACGCCGGCGCTGGTCACCGATGCCAATACCGGCGACATCACGCTCGGCTGCACCTACACCGCGGCGACGCCGACATTGACCGGAGGCACCGGCTATCCGTCGCAAGGGATCGAGCTTGATCTCGGCAACGCGGTCGCCTTCACGCCGCTGCTTGGCGGCGAGACGGTTGACATCTCGGATCGCGCGCTTTCCGGAACGTTGACGCTCGATCTGACGGCGGCGCAGGAGGTGTCGTTCCTGGCCGGCGTCAAGGCCAACACAACGCAATCGATCGGCCTGATGCACGGCACGACCGCCGGCTACAAGGTGATGCTTTTCCTGCCGTCGGCGCAACTCATCAATCCGCAGCGTGCAGATGTCAGTGGCAAGCTGTTGCAGACCTACACGCTGCGCGGCCTGCCGACAAGCGGCAATGACGAATTCAAACTGGTGATTCACTGATGGCCATCAGAATTTTCCCCGACCCGATCTTTATTGCCAGGGTCGAGTTTACGGTCCTCGGACAGGAGTCCCCGGAGGCGAGCATCTGGGAGTTTCACCACAAGTCTCCGGCTGCGTTGCAGGGGTGGTTGCAGACAATGGGCGAGACGCCGGTCGACGAGGCTTTGTCAGAAATCGTTGTGCGCTGGGTGTCCGGCATCGTCGACGAAAATGGCGACGACGCGACTTTCTCGAAGTCTGCGCTGCGTACTTTCCTGCTGGCGCAGGCCACGCGTCCGGGCGAACTGCTCTACGGCTACGTCCAGGCGCTACAGGAGAGCCGGGTAAAAAACTCGCTGCGGCCGCACGGCGAATAGTCCGCGGTGACACCGGACGCCGCTGCGACCCGGAAGCGCTGGCAGCGTTCGGCATCGCCCGACGATCTGCTCGTCTGGCCGGAAAACATGCCGGCGGTCGACGTTTTCTGCGCCATGTTGACGCAGTGGCACTACGCTGGCATGGGCGGCATCGTCGGCCTGCGCTACGAGGCGCTGCCGGTGGTGCTCGCGTTGCGCGGCATCCAGGCGGCCGATCAACCCGATATTTTCGAGGCGCTGCGCGTCATGGAAGGCGCGGCGCTCGACGAGGTGCGCCATGGTTGATCCGGTAAAAGTCGTCATCTCGGCGGTCGACAATACGCAGGCCGCGATCGCCTCGGCGACCAAGGGCGTGCAGACGCTGTCGCAGGCCGTCGCCAATGTGCCAGGGTTTACCGGCCTGGCGACGAGCCTCGCCGCCTTCGCCGGCGGCGCCGCGATCAAAAGCCTGATCGGCGATACGATCAGTTGGGCCGCCGGCATGGACGACTTGTCCGAAAAAACCGGCGCCTCGGTCGAGCACCTGTCGGCACTGTCGCGAGTTGCCAGGATCAGTGGCGCCGACATGGAGACGGTCGAGACCGGACTGATCCGCCTGGCGAAAGCGCTCGCCGGCGCCGACGATGAGGCGAAAGGCGCCGGTCACGCGCTGGCCGCGATCGGGCTGAGCGCCGAGGCGCTGCGCGGCCAGGATACCGCGGTCTCCTTCAAGCAGATCGCCGACGCGCTCGCGCAATACGAGGATGGCGCCGGGAAAACCGCGATCGCGCAGGATCTGCTCGGCAAGCAAGGCGCCAAGCTGCTGCCGCTGCTCAAGGACCTTTCCGAGGAGTCGATCACCAACGGCAAACTGACCAAAGAGCAGGCGGCCGCCGCCGAAACGCTGGAAAAAGCGTGGAATCGCGTCAACGCCGCCGGCGGCGCGTGGGCCAAAGGACTGGTCATCGACGTGATGCCGCAATTGGCCAGTCTGCTCGATTGGCTGGTGTCGGTCAAGGACCATGTCGGGTTGCTTGCTGGAAAATTTTCTCAGTCGATTCGCGCTGCGAAAAGTTTCGGAGCGGTGGTGTGGGAGGTTGTCAGCGGCGGGTTTAAGAAAGAGGGGTACTCGCGGGTTCGTCCGCTGTGGGAGGAGGCGCTAGCTGACTATCAGGCCGGTGAGGCGATGATCACCGACTTTGTCGGCAAAACATTGCAACGTCCGTTGCTGCGCCCCCAGATTGACGCAATTCTTGGAGGGGCGTCCGCGAAGCCGAAGAAGGACCTCACCTACCGCTCGCGAGATCCGCGCGAGCCCGCCGGCAAGAAAGGGGGCCGCGGAGCGGCCGGATCCGGTGGCGGTCCCGGCAGTGTCAGCGACTACGACGCCATCCTCGCCGAGCGCGTGGCGCGCGCGATCGAAAGTGCGGACATTGTCAAAGCCCAGGAACTGGTCGACACGCTGGCCAAACTGGATCAGATCGCCGCCGCCGGTCTCGATCCGGCCATCGTCCAGGCCGTGCGCGACGACCTCACGGCCAAGGCCTACGGCTACGCCGGACGCTACGAGGGCTACCAGGGCGTGTACTTCAACGGAGACGCCACCTGCAGCACGGTCACCGACGACTTCAACACGATCCACACCAACCGCATCTGGAACGAGAGCGCGCGCATGGTGCGCCGAGCCCTCATCCCCAAGATGAACAGCCGCGTGCGAATCGACCCCGAGACCGGGCGCATCGCGCCGGCCACCATCGCCGATTGGGATGCCGCCGCCAAGCGCCAGCTCGACACGCTGCTCGCCGAGGGCGAAATCGCCGACTATGCCTTCACCCTCGACCCCGAACAGGACGTGATCGCCCAGGGCAAGGTGGTGACGCGGCTGCGCATCGTGCCGCAGGGCATCGCCAAGGCCATCGAGGCCGAGATCGGATTCACGAACCCCGCCCAAGCCTAAGCCATGGCCACACAGATCATCAACAACTTCGGCACCGTTTCCGGCTGGAACCAGCACGAGGTAGTGCTGCTCGGCCGCAAGCTCGTGGGCATCAGCAAGCTCAGCTACAAGGATTCCGAAGAGGTGGAGGCCGTTTACGGGGCGGGCAAGTTCCCCATCGGCACCGGCCGCGGCAACTACAGCGCCGAGTGCGGCATGACCCTGCTGAAGGAGGAGGTGGAGGGCCTCTTGGGCAGCCTGCCGCCCGGCTCGCGCCTGCAGGACATCCCGCCCACGGATGTGCCGGTGCTCACCATCCGCAACGGCCGCACCACCAAGGACGTCATCCGCAACTTCCAGTTCACCGGCCTGGGCAAGGAGGTGAACCAGAACGATAAGAGCGTGTACCTGGAGATGCCGTGCTTCTGCACGCACATCGACTGGGACGTGCGCTGAGCCGATTCAATCCCCAACCCCCGATGAGCGAGACGAAGAGACTTCCTGACGGCGTAACCGATGAGCAGCTGCAGCAGCTGGTGCGCAAGCACGGCCGCGTGTACCCGGTGCGCGTGGAGAAGGACGGCGCCACGCATGTGGGCCTGTTCCGCAAGCCGAGCCTGGCCGACATGAGCGCGGCCGGCAGCGTGGGCGCCAACAACCCCATGGCGGCAGGCGAGCTGATCTACAACAGCTGCAAGCTGGTGGTGGACCCCGCCCTGGACCAGGACGACGAGGTGAAGGTGGCCGCCATGAACGGCGTGAGCCGCCTGTTCCGCATCCTGGAGGCCGAGGTGGGGGAACCGTTCGGCGCCGGGGCATAAGCGCCAGCCCGGACGCCGACCAACTGCGCAAGGGGCGCGCACTGGTGCGCAGCGAGTTCGGCCTGGACCCGGACACCTTGAGCGATGCGGAGTTCCTGGACCGATGGATAGAGGCCGCCTGGCTGCTTGAGCACAAGGCCGAGCTGCTGGGCAGGCGACTTGGATTGATCAAGTGATGGCCGGCGAGAAGATCACCATAGACATCTCGATCCTCAAGGGGATCTTCGGCGACCTCACCAGGCTGCAGCAGCAGCTCGCGGGGGTGAGCGGAGGCGCCATCGCGATGGATGGCGCTGCGGCCAGCGCGATCGCTGACCTCCAGCGCAACGTGCAGGCGGTGACCGGCGCCGTGGGTGGCATGGAGGGCGCCTTCGACGCCAGCATGCGCGGCGTGGTGGGCGATCTGATGGCGCCGCTGCAAAAGACGCAGGAGCTGGAGGCCAAGCTGCGCAGCCTGGGCGAGCAGGTGCGCACGGCCAAGAGCGTGGGCGAGATCACGAAGCTGAAGAAGGAGATCGCGGCCACCCAGCGCGAGCTGGATGGCGTGAACCCGAGCGCCATGGAGCAGAAGGTGGGCGGGGCGGCTGCCCGGATGCGCGGCTTCTTCGGCGGCTTGGTGGCGCCGGTCGCCGGCGCGTTCGCCGTGGGCGGCGTAGCGGCTTTTGGGCGGGGCGTGTTCGACGCCGCCGCCGCAGCCCAATCGTTCGACACCAGCATGCGGGTGATGCTGCGCAGCAAGGAGCGCGCTGACGCGCTCACGGCACAGGTGACGGAGTTCGCCGCCAGCACGCCCTTTGAGCTGGGCCAGCTGCGCGAGGCCACCACGCAGCTGCTGGCGTACCAGGTGAGCGCTGATGAGATCATCCCCACGCTCACCAATCTGGGCAACATAGCGGCCGGTGTGGGCATGAACAAGCTGCCCCAGCTGATGACCGCATTCGGGCAGGTGAAGGCTGCAGGCAAGCTCACAGGGGGCGAGCTGCGCCAGTTCACCGAGGCCGGCGTGCCGCTGCTGGATGAGCTGGCCAAGGTGACCGGCATGTCCGTGAAGGACATGGCTGGCAACATCGGCAACCTCGACATCCCCTTCAGCCAGGTGCAGCAGGCGCTCGCTGGCCTGGCCACCGGAACCGGGCCCTTCGCCAACCTCATGGAGCTGCAGGCCAAGACGCTGGGCGGCAGACTGTCCAACCTGAGCGACGCCTGGGACAAGTTCAAGACCAAGATGGGCGAGAAGCTCGAACCCATGTTCAGCGCGGGGCTGCAGATGGCCAGCGGCTGGCTGGAGCGGCTGAACAAGGCGTTCGATTGGGTGCTGGCGAATGGCGAGGCCATCCGCAGCGCCATCGAGGTGGTGGGCATCGCCGTAGGCACCTACACGCTGGCGCTGATGGCCAACAACCGCCAGCTCATCTGGAACCGCATCCTGCAGGGCCAGGCGGGCGCCGCCGCCAAGATGAAGGCGCTGTGGGTGGGCCTTACCACGGGTGCGGTGCGGGGCGCCACATCGGCGCAGTGGAGCTGGAACGCCGCGTTGACCGCCAACCCCATCGGCATCGTCATCGTGGCCATCGGCGCGCTCGTGGCCGCAGTGGTCTATGCCTGGCGCAACTGCGATGGCTTTCGCAACGCGGTGCTGCAGCTGTGGGCCAAGGTGCGCCCCGTGTTCGAGGACCTGCAGCGCATCGGCGAGCAGGTGTTCGGCGCGGTGATGGACATCCTGGGCGAGCTGTGGGCCTTGGTCGGCGAGGCGTTCGGGTCCATGATGGAATCCATGCGCGAGCTGTGGAACAGCTCGGAGACGCTGCGCGATGTCGTGAAAGGGGTGTTCGAGGTGCTCAAGTTCACCACCACTGCGGTTTGGCGAGTGATCGCAGTAGTGCTCAGAGCATTCGCTGAGGCCCTTGCTTGGGTGGCCGAGCATAGTGAGGGCCTGCGCCGCGTGATCATGGGCATGTGGTACTCCATAAAGGAGGGCTTCACCATCGGCTGGGAGGTGGTGCGCGATGTCTTCGGAGCGATCGTCGACGCCGCCCAAGGCGCGGGCAAGGTCCTGGAGGGCGTGTTCACGTTCGACTGGGACCTGATCAAGGAGGGCGCGGCTCAGCAGATCGATGTGCTGA